CCGGCGGCGCGCTAACGGGCGAGGAGGTACCCGCTGCCACCACTATATGTTGTGGTATTGCAGTCTGACTACACAAGATGTAGTGTGCCTGCGTGGGTTTCCTTGACTGGCTCCTGGGTGAAGACACGCGCGCACGCACCGAGCCGATCAGCAACGTCGGCGAGCTGATCGCCGACCTGATCGCGCAACGTCAGGCCGCGTTCGGCATCGCCGACGCGCTCGCCATGCCGCCGGTGGCGCGCGCCGTCCAGCTGATCACGAACACGGCCGCCATGTTCCAGCCCGTCGTGTACCGCGACGGCGCTCCCGCGCCGTACCAGGCGCGCGTCGTGTCCCGGCCGTCGCCGTTCGCGACGCGCTACGAATGGGTGGCGCAGTCGGTCATGTCGGGCATCATCCACGGCGATACGTTCTGGCTGCTGGGCGACCGCGATACCGACGGCTGGCCCCGCGTCGCGCTCGTGCTGGACCCCACCGAGGTGGCCGTGTCGTGGGACGACAAGCGCCTGACCGAGGTGATCACGTGGCGCGAGCGCAAGCTGCTGCCGGGCACGGACGTGGTGCACATCGCGTGGAGCCGCCGGCCGGGCGAGGTGCGCGGCAGGTCGCTGCTGCGCGACGCGCTCCCGACCCTCGCGACGCTCCAGGCGGCCGAGGACTTCGCGTCGTCATTCTTCAGCACGGCTGGCGTGCCGTCGGTCATCCTGCGCAGCAACACGGCGCTGACCAAGGACGAGGCTGAGCGCCTGAAGATCGCGTGGATGAACGCGCACGCCGGGCCCGAGGCGACGCCGGCGGTGCTGTCGGGTGGCATCGAGGCCGACTTCCCGGGCTATGACCCGCAGCGCAGTCAGCTGCAGGAGACGCGGAGCTACAGCGCTACCGTGATCGCGCGCCTGTTCGGCATCCCTGCGCCGCTGCTCCACGTGGAGACGAGCGGCGCGACGATCACGTACATGAACGGTCAGGCCGCGTTTGACGGGTTCGTGCAAACGACCGTCGTGCCGTCCTACCTTGCGCCGATCGAGGCCGCGTGGTCCGACCTTGTGCCGTCGGGCAACACGGTGCGGTTCGACACGCGCGACCTCATGCGCCTGGACACGGCCGCGCGGTTCTCCACCTACCAAACGGCGATCGCGGCGGGCGTCATGACGACCACCGAGGCGCGCCGGCTGGAGGGCTGGCCCGTGGACGGCGACCTGTCCAGCGCGCTGTATGCGCCGTTGGCGACGCCGCCCAGCCGACCTGTGAGCATCCCGGAGGGCAACGTATGACCGAAGAGCTGACGCGCGCCGCCGCTGACGCGGTGGCCGTGCAGGAAGGGGAGGGGCGCACCGTGGAGCTGCGCATCGTCCCCTGGGGCGTGACGGCGCAGACGGCCGACGGGCCCGAGGCGTTCTCCCGCGGGGCATTCCAGGGCACCGACGCGACGCGCGTGACGATCGAGGCGCAGCGCCATGGGGGCCCGCTCGTGGGCCGTGGCGTCTCCCTGGACGAGCGAGACGACGCCGCCTACCTTACCGCTCGCATCGCGCCGACCCCGGCCGGTGACGAGCTCCTGACGCTCGCCCGGGAGGGCGTGCTGCAGGACGCGTCGGTCGTGTTCGTCCCCAGGACGAGCAAGCGCCGGGGCGATGGTGTGGTGGAACGGCAGTCGGTGGACCTTCGCCGCGTGGCGATCCTAGAGCGTGGCGCCTACCCGGGCGCCGGTGTGATTGCCGTGCGAGCGGCTGAAGACGAGGTGCAGGACATGACGGATCAGGTGGACATCCAGCCGCTCGTGGAGCGGATCGCGGCCGTGGAAGAGCGCGCCGAGCGGCTCGCGGCCATGAGCGTGGTCCCGGCGGCCGCGCCCGCGTCGCCGCTGGCCGGCGTCAAGTCGTTCGGTGAGCTGCTGAAGCGCAGCGCGACCGACGAGCCCGAGCTCGGGCGTGCGCTGCTCGACCAGACGATGGTGAACCTGACCGACGACCGATCGGCCGGGGCCCAGTATTGGATGCGCGACGTGCTGGGCCTCGTGTCCTACGGTCGTCCCGCCATCACGGCGTTCGGAACGCGTCCCCTGCCGCCGACCGGCATGAGCGTGTTCTGGCCCGTCGTGACCGAGTGGGCGAACGGCCCGCTGGAGCCGCAGGGCAACGAGAAGGAAGAGATCGTCTCCGCCATCCTCGACCTCGACTCGGGTTCGTCCGCCGTGCGCACGTACGCGGGCGGCGCCGACATCAGCTACCAGCTGATCCGCCGTTCCGACCCCGCGTTCCTGGACATCTGGGGCCGCGAGATGCTGAAGGCGTGGGCCGGGTGCACCGATGCCGCGTTCGTCAACGACCTGGACGGTTCGGGGCATACCTACGACCAGAATGACTACAACTACACCACCGACACCGACGGCAGCGAGCTGCTTCAGCGTCTGTTCGCGGCCTCGGTGGACATCGAGACGGCGACCGGTTCCCCCGCCGAGTTCGTGCTGGCCGGCAGCAACCTGTTCCGCGCGCTGGGCGGCATGACCCGCATCGTCCCGGCGTACGCGGGCAACATGAGCAACGCGGCCGGCAACGCTACCGCGTCCACGCTTCAGGTCAGCATCAACGGGCTGCGCGTCATCCACGAGCGCAACCTGAACACCGGTGACCTGATCGTGTCTAACAGCCAGGCGGCCAAGTGGGCCGAGGATGGCCCGTTCACCATCACGGCCGAGGATGTCGCCAAGCTGGGCCAGAACGTGGCCGTGTGGGGCCTTGCCGCACCGATGATCCTTCGCCCGGCCGGCATCGTCCGCATCTACAACGACTGACGACCGATGACCGCGTACGGCACCATCGCGTCATACGCGACTGAGGCCGAGCTTCAGGCGGCGCTCGGGGGCATCCAGCCCGCCGATAACCGCCTGAAGATGGCGCTTTGGGTGGCAAGCACGTGGGTGCGCCAGTACCTGGGCATCAACGACCCGGACTGGTTGTCTCAGGACATCGACTGGTCGTACGAGTGGGACGTGTCTGAACAGGAGTGCCCCGCGTACCTGAAGACCGCGACGATCGCCGCGGCCGTTCGCATCCTCAAGGCGCCTGACGTGCCATGGGGTGCCGCGGGCGGGCTCGGCGATGTCGCGGTGTACGTCAAGAACCGGCTGCCTGAGGTCGAGCTGATGCTCTTGGGCCGCAAGCAGTCGTGGGGCGTCGCATAGGTGTCTACCGTCCTGAGCCTGCGGCAGGATCTCGCGTTGGCGATCGCCGACGCCCTGCCGGAATGGGCCGTCTATACGGCACCGCCGGCGCAGGTGGCAGCACCGGCGGTGGTGATCGCGCCACGGGCGCCATACCGGCGTCGCGTGGATTACCGCCGCGAGGAAGTGCGGCTGCAGCTCACGGTGCTGTTACCACACGTGACCGGCAAGGATGGCTTGGAGCTCCTGGACAACGCGCTACAAAGCGTCCTGGCGGCCGTGGAGCAGCTCGACATGGTGACGTGGGAGAGCGTGGACAGCGTGGGGCCGACGGTTGAGGTCGGCGGCTTGACTTATCTTGCGGCCACCATTGGTGTGGTCGCCTACCTGGAGGGCGACTCATGATCGTGAAGAATGCGACGGTGCAGCTGAAGACGGGCGCCGTCGTCGTGGAGGACCTGTCCTGCCATGTTCGAGCGGTGGAGCTCACCACGGCCGCCGAGCTGATCGACACGGCCACGTTCTGTGACCCGGGCGCGAAGGAAGCGGGCCGCGTCACCCGTGACGGCACGCTCATGTGCCTGTGGTCGGGCGACCTCTACACGACGCTTGAGCCGCTGGAGGGCAACACGTACGACCTCGTGGTGACCGTCCCCGACGGCACCATCACGGTGGAGTGTGACATCCCCCATATCGGGTTCGGCCGGTTCGAGATCGGGCAGCGCGTGGAGGTGGATATCCCGATCATCCTCCACGAGGAGCCCACGTTCGTGGCCGCCTGACCATGACGAGGAGAGTCAGCATCCTGGACCTCACCGTGAATCAGGTGGAGTCCATCGAACGCGAGCTCGGGCTGCCCATGGCCCGCTGGGGTGACGCACCGTCGCTGGCTGCCCTGTACCGCCTTGCCTACGAGGCGGCGACCGGGCAGCCGGCCGGTGCGCTCACCATGCGCGAGCTCGCCGGCGCGGTGTCGCTGGACGGGGAGACGGACCCGGACCCGACGCAGCCCGCGCCGCCGAGCGCATAGCGCAGCTGGCGCGGGCGTATCGCATGACCATGGCCGAGGTTCGCGCGATGACCTATCGCGACATCCGGGCGATGAACGAAGTCCTGTTGGACGAGGACCGGGCGCGCCGATCGAATGCGCGCAAGCGTGGGCGCGCGTGAAGACGACCGCCTACGAGGTGTCGGGCATGAATCGGTACCTGCGCATGGTGCCGAAGGAAGCGAGCGATGAGCTACGCAGCGCCGCGCAGCGCATCGCCGACACGATCGCGGCCGAGGCGGCGGGCAAGGCTCGTGGCCTGTGGCCGGCCGCGCGCATGGTCGCCGACAGCGTGCGCAGTCGGCGCGATCGCGTGCCGGTCATCGCCATGGGCAACCAGTCCAGGCTGCCGCCGCACAGCAGCGGCCGCGAGCGGCGTGGCGCGAACCAGCGCGTATACAACCTCATGTGGGGCGCGGAGTTTGGCGCCGCCAACTACCCGCAGTTTCCCGCCTGGACGGGCAACAGCAAGGGCTCGGGCTACTTCCTGTGGCCCACGGTGGATGAGCGCTCGGGCTGGATGATGGAGCAGTACTCCCTGGCGCTGAACCGGGCGCTGCAGGTGGCACCGTGAGCGTCGATCGCGTCCTTCAGCTGAAGCTGATCGGCGATGTAAGCGACATCAACAGGAAGATGGGCGCCACCACGTCGCGGCTGTCAAAGGTGGGCGCGTCGGCGAAGGCGTGGGGCAAGGCGTTCGCGTTCAGCGCCGTCATCGACGGCATCGGCGCGGTGACCGACGCGCTCGGCGATGCGTGGTCGGGGTTCCGCGAGGGCGAACAGGCGGCCGCGCAGCTCGGCGTCACGTGGAAAAACCTCGGGCTGAACGGCGCCGCGCTTCAGGAGTCCATCGACGCTATCGGTGCCAGCGCCAAGTCGCTGGGGGTGGATGATACCGAGTCCATCATGGCGTTCACCAGGGCGCTGCAGTCCACGGGCGACCAGGAGTCGGCGATGCGCCGGCTGAAGATCGCGCAGGACCTCGTGGCCAACGGCAGCGCGCCCAACCTGAACAGCGCCATGAAGCTGATCCAGTCGGCCGCCAACGGCAGCAGCTCCACCGTGAAGAAGTTCGGCCTCACCGCCGACACGGCGAAGGGCCGCATCAAGGAGCTGGGCGACAAGGTGAAGGGCGCGGCGCAGCAGAAGGCCGCCATGGACCCGCTGGGCGTGCTCTTCAGCGACATGAACGAAGACCTGGAGGGCATCGTCGGCTCGCTCGCGTCGGGCGACCTGGACGGCGCTATGGCGTCGCTGGGGCAGGTGGGCGCCGACCTGTCCAAAGCGTGGGACAACATCTACCCAAAGATCGCGAGCGTGCTGGACGCGATCACGGGCGGCGGGTGGTCCGACTTCGCCAGCGGGCCGCTGCAGTCCATCGTGGACTCGCTGGGCAACCTCGGGAACACGATCCTGCCGCCGCTCGTGGATTTCTGGGGGAAGCTTGTCGCCATCGTCGGGCCGATGGTCGACGACCTGTTTCCCAAGCTCGCGCCGCTGATCGACGCGGTGGGCGCCGCCATGAGCGGGCTCTACACCGCGCTGTCCAACGCGCTGACGTTCCTGCAGCCCGTCATTGACGTGCTGTCGCCGGCCGTGGAAGGCAGTCTCGGCGCCATCCTGGACACGGTGACCGGGCTGCTCAACGGGCTGGCGCAGCTGCTCAACGGCGACTTCGACGCGGCGTGGGACACGATCACGTCCACCATCCAGGACTTCGTGGGCAACGTGGCCGGCATATGGGTGGACCTCGTGCAAGGGCTCGTGGACGCGGTGCCGACGCTGATCCCGCAGCTGCTGGACGCGGCCGGGAAACTCGGCGGCGCGATCGTGGACGGCATCATCGGCGCGCTCGGCGGGCTCGCGGCGGCGGCCGGGGATGCCATGACCGACATGATCAACGCGCTGCTGCGGGCGTGGAACGATGTTGACTTCGCGTTCCCGGCCGGTTCCTTCCAGTTCTGGGGGCCGGGTTCGTTCGGCATCCCCAACCCGCTCGGCGGGTACGTCGCCGAAGTGAAGTGGCCGGCCATGTCGTTTGACTGGCAGGGCTCGGGCGACCTGATCCCCGATGTGCCGCTGCTGGCGAAGGGCGGCATCGTCACGGCGCCGACGCTTGCGATCATCGGCGAGGCGGGGCCCGAGGCCGTCGTGCCGCTCAACGATGCCGGGTTCGGTGGCGGCAGCGTCACGATCAACATCAACGGCGACCCGGCGGTGGTGAAGGCGGCCGTGCTGGACGCGTTGCGGCAGCATGTGGGCGCCAACGGCTCGCTGCGCCTGAACGGCTTCAGCAGCCTGACGGTGGCCCGCTAGCCGTGGCCGTCCCCGTCGTCCAGGGCACCCAGACAAGCACCACCAACACCGCCGGCACGTCGCACACCGTCACGCTCCCCGCGAGCGTCGCGGCGGGCGAGATGGTGCTCGTGACCGTTGCGTTCAGCGGTGTGACCACGTACACGCTGCCATCCGGTTGGTCACAGGTGAACACCGGTCCCAACACGTGGACGAGCGTCAGCGCGGTGCTTCAGCGGGCTACCGGTGGCGAGTCGTCCATGACGATCACCACCGCATCGTCGGTGCGCATGGCCGCGCGCGCGTTCCGCATCAGCGGCGCGCATCAGACGATCGCGCCGGCGTTCTCAACGAACAACAACGTGACAAACGCCAACCCCAACCCGCCGTCCTACACGGACCCCAACGGGTCGGACGACCACCTGTGGCTGGCGATCTACTCCGCCGCCGCGTCGGTCACCACGAGCGCCTACCCGACGAGCTACGTCACCACCAACACGGTGTCGGCGACCAGCGGGCCGACGCTGGGCACCGCGACGCGCACCGCGACCGCGAGCACGACCGAAGATCCCGCCACATTCACGATCAGCGCGAGCAACGCGTGGCGCGCCAACACGGTGGCGATCAGGGCGGCCGTGCCGCCGGTGGCCGGCTACACCTACACCCAGACGTACAACACGCGCACGCTCGTGTTCACCGACACGTCCACGTTCTACCCGAGCTCGTGGGCATGGACGTTCGGCGACACGACCACGAGCAGCTCGCAGAACCCGAGCAAGACCTACAGCGCGAACGGCACGTACACCGTCGCGCTCACCGCCACCAACGCCGCCGGGTCGTCCAGCCCGTACTCCCAGGCGATCAGCGTCACGATCCCGTCGCCGGCGTTCACGTACGTGCAGACGGCCGGCACGCTCACCGTCGCGTTCACCAACACGTCCACGGCTGCCACGTCCTACAGCTGGGCGTTCGGCGACGGCACGACGAGCACGAGCACGAGCCCGTCCAGGACGTATGCCGCAGCCGGGCGCTACACCGTGTCGCTCACCGCCACGAGCGCGACCGGCACAAGCACGTCGACCGCGACGATCACCGTCATTCCCGTCCCCGAGACGCCGCCGGCGCGGCCGGATGGGCTGGACGTGGCGCTGGAGCTCTACGCGAACGGCTCGTGGTACGAGTTCACGTGCGACGTGACGCAAGCGTCGTGGAACTGGGGCGCGAGCGCCAACCAGGGGATGCTCACGACGCAGGAAGCGGGCCAGCTGACGTTCACCGCGTGGGACCCCGACCGCGAGTGGGACCCGCGCAACCTCGTGAGCCGCTGGTACGGCGTGCTGGACATCGGCACCACAATGCGCGTCAAGATCGGCAGCACGGTGGTGTTCAGCGGCCGCATCACCGGCATCGTGCATGGGCTGGACCGGGCGCACGGCGTGGACTTCGTGACGGTGAGCGCCGAGGACACGCTTGCGACGCTGGGTAGGTTCGCGGCCGACGCCGACGGCGTTGGATCGTACGCAGCCGCCAACACGGACGTGCGCATTGGCGCGCTGGCCGACGCGGCCGGGTGGCCGGCTGGCGGCCGCGACATCGCAAGCTCACCGACGCCACAGGCGCTTCAGGCGCTCACCGCGAGCGATCAGGTGTGGCCGCTCATGGTCGCGGCCGCGCAGTCGGATGGCGGGCGTGTCCAGGTGACGCAACAGGGGACGCTGCACTTCCGCGAGCGCACGACCGCGTGGGCGACCTCGGCGGCGACGCTGACGCTCGGGTGCGACGGGAACGTGGACGTGGAGTCGCTGGACCTCGCCGCCACCGCGAGCGCCATCGTCAACAGCCTGGAGGTGGGCCGCGTCGGCGGCAGCACGAGTGTTGTCAGCGACGCGGCGTCCATCGCGACGTACGGCAAGTGGACGGCGACCAAGACGGACCTGCAGCTGTCCACGGTGGGCTCAGAGACGACGTGGGGCGCGTTCGTGCTCGCCCGCCAGAAGGCGCCGATGTACGGCGTGTCGGGCTCGCGGTTCGCGCTCACAAGCGCCATCGCGGCGACCGTCACGACCGCGAAGATGGGCGACCGCTGGCGCGTCCGTGACGAGCACCACGGGCCGATGATCGACCTGACGCAGCGGCTGCTCGGGCTCACGTACATGGTCGGGCCCACGCGCGTGCTCGTGACCGCCGCGCTGGGCGAGGACTACGGGCTCACGAGCTCGCTCACGGAATACCGCGCCACCTGGGCGGCCGAGGCCGAGTGGGAGGTGGCGAGCGCTTACGGGCTGCTCAACGTGAACGGCGACAGCGGCTCGCTCGCCGTGACCGACAAGGTGGTGTGACGTGAGCCTGACGATCAGCTGGGTGAGCCCGGGCACGGCCGGCGGGGACGTGGACGTGGACGGCATCACCGACCCGACCGCCTACCCGGGCGGCGTCATCACGTTCGATGTCGCGGTGGTTGACGAGCGTATGACCGACCTATCGGTGCGCCTGTACGACGTGAGCGGCACCACGCTGCTGGCCACCCAGGTGCTCATGGCGTCCAGCTCGCCCAAGCCGCAATGGCCGGGCATCAAGCGGTGGCAAGTCGTCTTCCCCGCGCTCACGCCGGGCGGCACGTACAAGGTGAAGATCACGCGCGCCGGCACCGTCACGAGCTCGGGCACGCCGACCGGCTGGCAGCGCACCTTCCGGCACGCCGTGGGCGAGGTGGTCTATCCCGTCAGCCTGGGCACGTCGCCACAGGGGCTGACGCTGACGGGGCCTATATGGGTGTGGTACAAGGCAGCCACCGGGCCGCTTCCGGGCGACGCGACCGGCTCGTGGTCTACATCGCCGCCGACCACGTTCGGCAGCCCAGCCTACGTGCATATCAAGGTGCGCCTGTACGGCTCTATCACCGTCGGGCGCATGGTCCTAGCCTGGAGAGCAGCATGAACCCGTATTACCTTCCCGACCCGATCTACCAGCTGGACGGCAGCGAGTACGCCGGCAGCAACTGCTGGGCGGCCGTGGGCGCGTGGCAGCTGGACGGCCGCACGGGCGGCGAGATGCGCGTCACGCCGACCCGCATCCGGGTGCTGGCCCGCAAGACGGCCGGCGGGGGAGGGGGCCTCTATGACATCCAGAGGGCGTTCCAGCAGCTCGGGCTGACGTACCGCGTCGCCACGCTGCTGGCCACCGATGTGCGGGCCATGCTCATGAGCCCGTCGCGCAAGATCGTGGCCGTGCCGACCGAGTACGAGCTGTGGCCCAAGAAGTGCGACAGCCCTGGGTTCGACGGGTTCCACATGGTCGGCATCCAGCCTGGGCTGCTGCCGGACCGCGAAGTGCGCGTCATGAACCCGCTATGTTCGGTGCCGGGCCCGTCGGCCGAGGCGCGCTTCCAGAAGGTCGCGTTGGCCGCCGTCATGAAGGCCGCCACGAGCTGCGCCAAGCAAATCGGCATTCCGGCGGGCTACCTTACCGTGGGCATCGTCCAGGTGCCCAAGCTCGACCCGGCCGAGCCCGACAGCCCGAGCGACCTCATGGAGCGCCGGCTGGCTGCGGCGCTGGACTTTATCGCCCAGCAGCGTGACGAGGCTACGGCGTACTTGACGGCTGACTCCGCCATCGGGTAGCGTGTGGAATAGAACGCGCGTCCCATGCTCGTGCGAAACGATAACGCTGCCGCTTACGCTTACCACGTTTGCCGATACGTTACATAACGTACATTACCGGCACAACGCGTCTCGAAAAGCTGCAGCCGACTCGCTCCGCCAGCCCCTGAAGGGGACCGCGTAGAGGAGAGTCGGAATGGCGAAGGAGTACCTGTTCCGAGGCGCGCACGGTCCCGACAAGGACGTGTTGTACCGCCTGACGCCGAAGGGCGCGGGCGTGGTGTGGGAGTCGCTGCTGCCGGGCTTGTGCCGCCGCTGCCGCCAGCCCGTGAAGCTGTACGCCGACGGGTGGTGGGAAGCGGCCGACAGGCGGCACGCCGACTGTGATCGCATCCCCGACAGCCGCGCCGTGCCGCCGGTGCGGCGCGTGTCGGCAGCCCAGCGCACCGAAGAGCGGCGCACGCTCATGGAGCGCCACCGCCTGACCGAGGACGCGTGGGAAGCGCTCCCGGCCCACGCCCGCCGGCGCCTGATCGCCGAGCTGCGCTACGAGCGGTGGAACCGCCAGCACAACACGCGCCTGGAGTCCGTCGTGAAGGGTGACGATGCCGGCGCCTAACGGTCGTGGCCACGAGCTGCGCCGTACGCGTGTCGGCGCAAGCGAGCTGGGCGCGCTCATGGGGTGGCACCCCTACCTGACGCGTGCCGACGTGTGGGCCCGTCTCTCGGGCCACGAGCGGCGGCGCAGCGAGACGGACGCCATGCGCATGGGCAACGTCCTGGAGTCCACCGTGGCCCGCCTATGGGCCGAGCAGCAGCGCCGCCGCGTCGTCACGTGCTCGCGCACGTACGCGCACGCCGAGGTGCCGCTGGCCGCTACGCCGGACTTCTACGTGCCGCACCACGAGCTGCTGGAGGTGAAGACATCCAGCGACCGCGAGCTGTGGGCGACGCTTCCGGAGTACGTCTATTGGCAAGCACAGGCGCAGCTCATGTGCACCGGCCGCCGGCGCTGCCATGTGGCGGCGCTCGTGAGCGGGCAGCTGCGCTCCTACCAGGTGGACGCCGACCTCGGCGCCCATGCAGCGATCGCGGCCGAGGTGACCGCGTTCGCCCGATCCGTGGAAGAGGGCACGGCGCCGCACGACGCGTCGCCGGTGCTCGTGCTGAAGGTTCGTCCACCCGAGGCGGGTACCGCGCCCGCTGACGGAGACGACGAAGAGACGGCGCGCGCGTTGCGTGACGCCATGAAGGCCGAGCGCGTGGCAGCGCTACAGGTGGACGAGCTGCGCGGCGTGCTGGCCGCATCCCTGAAGCGCAAGGAAGCCCGTGTGCTGCAGGGGACGGACTGGACGTTCGGGCTGGACGCACGAGGCGCGCTGATCATGCGCGCCGCCGGGAGGGACTGACCTGTGGGTGACAACACGCTCGTGCTGCAGGTGGGCAGCAAGCCGTCGATCGACGCCGGCGCGTACCCGGCCGTCCTGGTGGGGCTGGACACGTTCACCGTCGAGAGTGACGAGGGCCAGCGGCAGCTGCTGCGCTGGACGTTCGCCATCGACGGCGAGGGGGAGGGGACCGTGGAGGGCGTCTCGTCCATGGCCATGGGCCCCAAGAGCAAGGCGTACGGCTGGCTGACGACGCTGATCGGTCCCGAGGCGATGGCCAAGGCGCCGGCGCTGACTACCGAGGACCTGATCGGGCGCGAGTGTCTCGTGCAGGTGGTCCTGAACGATGCGGGCTATCCCAAGGTCGGGGCGCTGATGGCGCGGCCGCGAGGGAAGCGGGCGGCGTAGGTGCTGGAGCTCGAAGGAGCTCCTGTTACCTGTTGATCTAGAGCCGCCCTTCAGGGGCGGCTCTAGATCGCCGGTTACCGGCAGCTCTACGAGCTGGCCCCCCCTGCCCCCCCAGCGTATCAGGAGCAACACGAATGGCGCAACCCACGGCCACGCTGCGCATCGGCAGCGTCCTCGTAGAGGCACCAAGGAAGCCCGTCAAGCCGGCAGACGGCTGTCGGTGGTGTGGTGAGCCGGTCATGGAAGACGGGCACGCCACGCAGCGCTACGTCATCGGGCACGGCATGTCGCACGAGGCGTGCTACCAGGCGTCGCTGCGCCCGTACGCGATCGCGAACCCGACCCCCGTCGTGGGCACCGTGCGCGGGCCCGCGTTCACCGACCTGCTGAAGCGGCCGGAGCACCGGACCGTGTTCGGTCCCTGTACCGCCGACGGCTACCACCGAGAGACGGAGTGTGTGCTGTGAAGTTCAGGAAGCGACTCCATGTCCACGTCACCGATGACCAGCTGCGCGCGCTGAACCGCTACTACCCGAAGCACAGCGCCGAGGCGGCCGTGGAACAGCTGATTGACGACGCGATCATGACCAAGCTAGAGCCGGCCGAGCTCGTGGCCGTCGTCATGGAAGACCTGGAGCGCGAGCGGGCCGAATGAAGGCGCGCGCGTTCGTCCTGGGCGGCGTCGTGGCGTTCGCGTCGCTGTGGCCGGCCGCCGCCGGCACGGCCGATGGCGCCACCCGCGCACCGCGCAACCCGTGCGCGTCATGGGGCAGCCGGTGGGTGCCGCCGCCGACGATCAGGGTGCTCGTGAAGGCCGGCGGCGGGTACGTGGTGCGCAGGGACTTCGCCACCTACGTGGCCGAGGTAATGGCCGCCGGCGCGTGGCCGGGCCATCCTCCAGCGTCGGCCGCCGTCGGCGCGCTCGCCGTGAAGCAGTACGCATGGTGGGAGGTGCTCCACCGTCCGTGCGACCGTACGTGGAAGGGCCAGGCATACGACATCGTGAACGGTGGCGAGCATCAGCTGTGGCGACCGCGCACGGGGCTGCGCACGCCATCGTCGGCGCAGCGTCGCGCCGTCGCTGAGACGTGGCAGTACCACATCACCAAGCGGGGGCGGTTTATCAGGACGGGCTGGACAGGATCAGGCGGGCGTTGCGCGTCCCACACGGATGGGTGGCACGCGTACGAGGACGGCATCCGGGACTGCGCGCAGCGTGGGTGGTCATGGCAGCGGATCGTGCGCGCCTACTACAGCCCGCACTATGAGCTCCACAGGGCGCGCAAGGCATGAGCCGCTCGCTTGACTTCACCGTGCTGGGCGTGCCGGTGACGCAGGGCAGCATGACCGCCTACAAGCACCCCACCACGGGCGCGGTGGTGGTGACGCATCAGCGCTCGCTGGAGCTGCGATCGTGGCGCCATGACATCGCCACGGTGGCGCACGCGGCACGTGTCCAGGCTGGGCTGGACGGGCCACAGGCGGTGCCTGTCGCGCTCGTGCTGACGTTCACGTACCGCCGCCCGCCGTCGCACTACAACGCGGCAGGGCAGGTGCTATCGCGCTACGTGGACCGGCTGCCGGCAGCCGACCTGGACAAGCTGTGCCGGGCGGTGCTCGACGCGCTCGCGCTCGTGCTGTATGACGACGACAAGCGAGTGACGTGGCTCCATGCCGTGAAGATGTGGGACAGCGAGTCAGGAGTGCGCATACATGCATCGTTATTTCCGTTATAGGGTCTCCGGAGAC